AACGCAGATTAGAACTTGGTGATAAAGTAGGCAAATCTACACAGGAAGGATTCGATGCTCAAAAAGATACGGCAGCCGGATTACAAATACTTGAAAGAAATATAAGAACTTCAGCAGATGAGGCACTGGATTCATTTAATCCATTCAACGGTGCATTAAAAGCAGGAACAATTGGACTAGTTGGTCTAACTGCCGCGGCAGTTGCGGCAGGTGCATCATTATTTGGAATGTCAAAGATGGGCGGTGCCGGTGGAATGACGAGCAAGTTATTCGGCAAAGGCGGTATGGTGGGACCAAACCAGCCCTCAACATTAGGTAAAATCTTTAGTCCGCGGAATATGAAAATAGGAGGCGGATTAGTTGCCGGTGGTGTTGCGGCTTATAGTGCATTGTCTGAAGGCGCTGAAAAAAATGATGAGGCCGACGCAAATTATGCCGCAAAAACGGCAGGAAAAGATGGTTCAACTAAAGAAGGAGCCGCGGCTCTATATCGTGCAGAACAAGCATTAAATGCTCAAACAGAAAGAAATAATAATGTTGCTGGCACAAAAGCACTCGGAGGATTAGGCGGCGCGGCTGGTGGAGCCTCATTAGGTGCCACAATCGGTACATTTATTTTACCGGGCATCGGTACTGCTATCGGTGGATTAATTGGTGCAGGTTTAGGTGCTGTAGTAGGATCAGAGTTAGGAGAGGCTGTTGCGTTGGGACTAACTGATCTTCAAATAGAAGCCTTAGATGAACTATCAGAAGAAGACAAATTATTAATGTCTCCTGAAGAAATAGCCCAATGGGAAATAGCACACAAAGATGCACAAGATCAAATTACAATAGGCAGAGAACAGTTACAAGTAGAAAAAGATGCATATAATTCAGCAAAAAGTACAGGATTATATGACAAAGATTGGATTGGTGACAGTGAAGTTAACATAAAAATGTTAGCCGCTGAGATGGATAATGTACGCAATGGTGAAAGAACAGCAGAAAGTTTAAAACTTGAACTTGAAGCAATTCTTAGAGATGATGACCTTAGTGCTACACAACAAAAACAAGTTGAAGGACAATTAGCAAAATTAGTCAACCTAGAAGAAGATGACAAGAAAAGCAAAAGCGAAAAGAAAGACGAAGACAAAGAACAAAGTTTTGCTGAGATGTCAATGGCAGAACTATGGGCCCACTATGATGAAGTAGCAGTCAAAGAACAAGAATTGGCTGATCAAAATCTAGCCGCATTGGATGCCTCATCAAAAGTAGTTGAAGAAATGACAGGATCTGCATCGGGTACAGGTACAGGTACAGTCGGCCCAGACGGCGTTATTGTTACTGACCAAAACCAAAACGTAGATAGCCTTTTAGAAGAAGTTAAAGTTTCTTCTACTAAAGTAGCGGCTCTTATTGAATCACCTGTAATTAAAGACAAAGCAACTGCTGAAACAAAGCCAATGAATGAGGCGACAAGAGAATTCAAAGACTGGGCCAATTCAGACGAAGGTAAAGCAGAGATTGCTCATAATGAAAAAATTCGTGCTGAGAGAATGGAGTTAATGAACACCTCGGCCGAGGATCAGTTGCTGGCAAAAGAAGGTCAATACCAAGAAGTCTTAGACACTGGTCAGTACAAAGGTAAAGATGCTAGTGAAAGTATGATGGGGCAGGCTAAGCAATACCTTTCAAGTATCGAAGAAACCAAAACTAAAAGAATGGCTATGGAGCAATACGGCCTTACAAATCTTCCTAAAGTTGATATTGAGCCGGAACTTGATGCTGAAGAGGGACAATCTGTAGAGGAGTTTAAACAAAAGCAATTAGCCCAAAACAAAACTGAGCCCGCAGAGATGTCTGAATATGAAAAACAGTCTCTAGCCATGCTAGGACAACAGTCGAAGCTGTTAGGAGATATCAAGTCTACATCAAGCGACTCTGCCGATTCTCAATTAAAAATTGCTACATACTCATCTGTTTAACTAAATACATAGTATAAGAGAGCCTATAATCATATGTCATATAAAAAGTCATTTTTAAATCGAAGCGGAGTATCTAGTCCTATATCTGGAGGCAATAGTAACTCTGGAAGTTGGAACGGTAAAGATAACGCATCGGATGGAGGTTATTCAAACACTGACTTCGGCTACAAAAATTATATGAGTAGACTCCCTGAAGTTTATACAGGGCATCCAAACAGAATAGAAAGATACAATCAGTATGAGATGATGGATGTTGATGCTGAGATTAATGCATGTTTAGATATCATTGCAGAATTTAGCACACAAAAGAACGATCACAACAAGACACCATTTAACTTTGAATTTAGAGAAGATCCTACTCCGCATGAGATGGACTTACTATCTAAGCAGTTACAACAATGGTGTAAGTTAAATGAATTTGATACTCGTATGTTTAAGATGTTCAGAAATGTCATCAAGTACGGAGATCAAATCTTTGTAAGAGATCCAGAGAACTTTAAACTCTACTGGGTTGACATGGTTAAAGTCATTAAAGTTATTGTTAACGAGAGTGAAGGTAAACTTCCTGAACAGTATGTTATTAAAGACTTAAACATTAACTTACAGAACTTAACAGTTGCACAGAAAACAAACACAGATTTTGCCGCTAATCCAACAACAGGATTAGGTGGTACTGGTGGCGGTGGTGGAGCAGGTGGAGGTGGATATACAGTCCCATCTATGCCTTACAACACATCAGGTAGTAGATTTACATTAGGACAAGCAGAATCAGCAATCGATTCTAATCATGTTGTTCATTTGTCACTAACAGAAGGCTTAGATCGTTTCTGGCCTTTCGGACAGTCAATCTTAGAGAATGTCTTTAAAGTATACAAGCAGAAAGAACTGTTAGAAGATGCTATTCTAATCTATCGTGTACAACGTGCACCAGAACGTAGAATGTTTAAGATTGATGTTGGTAACATGCCAAGTCACTTAGCAATGGCATTCGTAGACAGAATTAAAAACGAGATACATCAAAGACGTATTCCGAGTATACATGGTGGACAGTCTGTAGTTGATGCTACATACAATCCTCTATCAATGAACGAAGATTACTTCTTCCCAGTTACAGCAGAAGGTAGAGGGTCATCTATCGAAGTTCTACCAGGTGGACAGAACTTAGGTGAGATTGACGATCTTAAATACTTTAATAACAGACTAGCAAGAGGACTACGTGTACCTAGTTCATACTTACCCACAGGCCCTGATGACAATACAACACCTCTGAACGACGGACGTGTTGGTACAGCAATGATACAAGAGTTTAGATTCAATCAGTACTGTGAAAGACTACAGAACTATGTTTGTCAGAAACTAGACGTAGAATTTAAACTATTTTTACGTTGGAGAGGATTTAATATTGACACACAAATGTTCGATATTACTTTCAATCCCCCACAAAACTTTGCCGCTTATCGTCAAAGCGAACTAGATACTGCAAGAGTAACTACATTTAGCGGAATGGAAGCATTCCCTTATATCTCTAAACGATTTGCGTTAGAAAGATTCTTAGGCTTAACTGAAGAAGAAATCAATAAAAATGAGCAGATGTGGGGAGAAGAGAATACTGAAGCACAAGATTCAGATCCAGAAGGTTCTGACCTTAGAAACATCGGAGTATCAACAGGAGACTTTGATGCTGATGTAGAAACTAACGATGAAATCGAAGACATGGACAACTTAGATGACTTCGGAGATATGGACGTTGCAGGTCCAGTAGGCGGACAAGCATCAACAGCCGCAGGCTCTGTCGAAGGTGCTGGTGAAGTCGGCCCTGTATCTTAATAAAAGATAAATAATAATATGAAACTAACTGAAATGTTTGACGCCGAAGTACCCGGGTTCCAAGATGTCGGAGATGACAATTCTAAACCAGTATGGAGAACTTCCAGAAAGACTAAACTTACATTAAGTCAAATCAGAAAATTACGTAAAATGATAGATGTAAGAAATTATGAAAAGGCAAAACATCTTACTAAAGTTAGACAACAGTATGGTGCAAAGCCAGAAGAAGGCGCAGGCCCAACTATCTAAAATCGGTAAAAATACTTCTTTTTACACAAAATTAATCAAAAACGTAAAAAAGTAGCACTTAAATAGCACTTTCTAATGATAGAGATAAATATCTCTACAAAGCCATAACTTATTATATCAGGAGAAAATGGAAATGGAAAATAAGAAATTTGAACAATTAATAGACCTCATTATTAATGAAGACGAAGAACAGGCGAAAGAACTGTTCCACGATATCGTAGTTGCGAAATCAAAAGAAATCTATGAATCAATCATGGAAGATGAAATCAAAGACGCAGATGACCTTGAAGAAGGCATGGGCGGTCAAGTTGGTGATCTTGCAGACGAGATTCAAGCAGAGCAATCAGGCATAGCCGAAGATGATGAAGATGAAATCGACATCGACTCTGAAGAAGTATTTGACATCGAAGGTGATGACGAAGTAGACGCAACATTAGGTATCGAAGCCAACTCATCAGAAGAAGTAGAAGATGCAGTTGTAAGAATTGAAGACAAACTTGACATGTTACTTGACGAGTTTGAAGCTATCATGGCTGACGAAGACGAATTAAAAGGCCGTGATGACGAAATGGATGCTGATATGCATGACATCGAAGATGAAATGGCAGACGGCGAAGAAGTAGACGTTGACGTAAATGTTGACGATGAAGAACTAGTTGCAGAAGCAATCACATTGCAAAAAATTACAGCAAAAATGGGGGACGATGGTTCACAAACTAGAAGCCCAGTAGATGCTAACTCGGGTCAAAAAGGAATGGATGCACATCCAGTAGACTTTGACAAAGGTAATGCAGGAGAACAAGGACGTCCAGCTCCTAAAGCTAAAGACGTTGATGGTTCTTCTAGCTTCCAGAATCAGCCGGGCAAGAACGCAAAAGCACAAAGTGCCGCTCCTAAGCCCGTGACAGCACAGGCTTCAGGTGTAAACACTAAGTCTGTAATAGATTAAGGAACTGATACAATGGCTTTGTATCTAAAAGAACACTTAACGTTCGACCGAGCAGAAATGATGGTCGAATCGGTGAAAGAAGGTGATTCCGAACTGAAGACTCTTTATATGAAGGGCATCTTCATTCAGGGAGGGGTAAAAAACGCAAACGAACGTGTTTACCCCGTCTCTGAGATTGGAAATGCTGTAGACACCCTCAACACACAAATACAAGAAGGTAATTCTGTATTAGGTGAAGTTGACCATCCCGATGACTTAAAAATCAACTTAGATCGTGTATCACACATGATCACTAAGATGTGGATGGACGGGCCAAATGGCTACGGCAAATTAAAGATTTTACCAACTCCGATGGGTCAGTTAGTTCAGACCATGTTAGAGTCAGGGGTAAAACTTGGAGTATCTAGTAGAGGTAGCGGAAACGTTAACGATATGGATGGCCAAGTAAGTGATTTTGAAATAATCACTGTAGATATTGTTGCACAACCAAGTGCTCCTAATGCTTATCCTAAAGCAATATACGAGGGCCTCATGAATATGAAGCACGGACATAAAGTTTTAGAAGTAGCAAGAGAAGCGAGAGGCAACAAGCAAGTAGAACGGTATTTGAAAGACGAGATTTCTCGTTTAATCAAAGACTTAAAGATAGACTTAAAATAGAGGGGAAAACAGCATGTTAGATGCTATCAAACCATTAATTGATTCAGGACTTATTAATGAAGACGTTGCAGGTGAACTAGAAAGCACTTGGAATACTAAGTTAAATGAGGCCAAAGATCAAGTTCGTGGTGAACTCAGAAATGAATTCGCACAAAGATACGAACATGACAGAAGTGTGATGGTTGAAGCCCTGGATAAGATGATTACAGATTCTCTAAGTGAGGAAATTAAAGAATTCCACGAAGAGAAAACTGCGATTAACGAAGATCGTGTAAAAGCGAAAATGAAACTTAAAGAAAGTGCAAAGAAATTTAATAACTTCATGGTAACTAAGTTAGCAGAAGAAATTAAAGAACTACGTGCAGACCGCAAGATTCAGTTGGAAAACCAAGATAAACTTCAGAAGTTTATTGTTCATGCATTGGCTAAAGAGATCAAAGAATTTGCTCAGGATAGACAAGCAGTGGTAGAACAACGTGTCAAGTTAGTAGCAGAAGGACGCTCAAAATTAACAGCATTGAAAGAGAAATTTATCTCTGAAAGTGCCGCAAGATTGAGTAAATCTGTCGCATCTCATCTCAAAGGTGAATTATCACAACTTAAAGAAGATATTCAAATTGCTAGGGAGAATAACTTCGGCCGTAAGATATTTGAAACATTCGCAGGTGAATTCAGCACAACTTATCTAAATGATAAGGCTGAAACACGTAAGATCGTTTCTGTATTAAATGGAAAAGAAAAAGAACTAGCAGAATCAAAAGTCAGACTTGCGAAAGCAGTTCAGATAATTGAATCTAAAAACCGTGAAGTAAACATTATCAAAGAATCAACTCAACGTGGAAAGACTTTAGACAATTTAGTGTCATCTTTAAACAAAGAGAAATCTTTAGTAATGCGATCTTTATTAGAAAGTGTTCAGACGCCAAAGCTGAAGAACGCATTTGATAAGTACTTACCAGCAGTATTGAATGAAGGAAGTGAAAAGAAATCTGAAAAGAAATCTCTAACTGAATCTGTTTCAACTGCACGAACTGGTAATAAATCTGCCAAGAAAGAACAAGTTAGGGAAGATGACAATGTTATCGATCTTAAGCGCCTGGCAGGGCTTTAATATAAACTAGACAAAGATTTAGGAGAAAATAATCATGTCACAAGTACTCTTAGAAAGCCGTTGGGACGAAACGAAAGACGCCCTACTTGAAGGCTTAAAAGGCACACGCCGCTCAACAATGGGTGTGGTCCTAGAAAACACTCGCAAAGGTCTCTTAAATGAGAATGCTACCGCTGGTAGTACCTCTGCAGGAAATATAGCAACACTTAACCGTGTAATCTTACCAGTAATCAGAAGGGTTATGCCTACTGTTATTGCTAACGAACTAGTCGGCGTTCAGCCAATGACTGGTCCTGTTGGACAGATTCACACATTACGTGTTCGTTATGCTCAGTCATTGACTGACAACTCAGCAGCCGCTACTTCGGTAACAGCTGGTGAAGAAGCATTATCACCGTTCAAAATTGCTCAGGCGTACTCACGTACTTCTTCGGCAGCAGGAACAGCCGCTTCATATACTGGTGCTGATACAGCAACTTTAGAAGGTAATGGTGGTAAACAAATCAGTGTGCAAATCTTAAGACAAGCTGTTGAAGCGAAGTCACGTAAGTTACAAGCACGTTGGACATTTGAAGCCGCTCAGGACGCACAGTCTCAGCACGGCATCGATGTCGAAGCAGAAATAATGGCTGCTTTAGCACAAGAAATCACTGCTGAAATCGATCAGGAGATTTTACTATCTCTTAGAACGTTAGCGGCAACTGAATTCACTTATAACCAGGCAGCTGTATCAGGTACTGCTACTTATGTTGGTGATGAACATGCGGCACTTGCTGTATTAATCAACAGAGTTGCAAACTTGATTGCTCAAAGAACACGTAGGGGCGCAGGTAACTGGGCTGTTGTGAGTTCTGCGGCCTTAACTGTATTACAATCTGCTACTACATCAGCATTTGCTCGTACAACTGAAGGAACTTTTGAAGCTCCTACTAACACTAAGTTTGTTGGTACGTTGAACGGCGCTATGCGTGTTTTTGTTGATTCATATGCTCCTGATACTCAAGCAGTATTAGTTGGATATAAAGGATCTTCTGAAACTGATGCGGCAGCCTTCTATTGCCCATATATTCCATTAATGAGCAGTGGAGTTGTACTCGATCCAGCTACATTCGAACCAGTCGTATCATTTATGACTCGTTACGGATATGTTGAACTAACTAACACTGCATCATCTTTCGGTAATGCGGCTGACTATTTAGGCGAGATTGCAGTTCAAAACTTAACATTCCAGTAAGCCGATTATTATATAATCAACTTATTGTTATAAGTTTAAGGAAGAGTCTATTAGGCTCTTCCTTTTTTTGTGGTTGCCCAAATTTGGCATTAAATACTTGACAACATATACCTTTGGGTGTATAATAGTGTTATAGTATGGAGTACATTTATGAGTAAAAGAATTTTTAGAATCGAAGCCGGCAGATATGGTGGCGAGTGTGTCATTGGAAAAGTAGACAAAGAATTTGTCGAGGCAATGCTTGAAGAAGACCAAGAAGAACTGATTGACGTAATAACAAGTGCAGAAGATGAAGACTTTAAGGGATTACTCCCTAAAGAAGATTACTATATGTGGGAATGTGATGACATAGAACATATCAATGCCGCATATGCTGACAGTGGATTCTTCATAACAGAAGTTTCTAACGAAGAAAGCAAATATGATTACTTTGAAACTGAAACTCCTTTAGAAGCAGTTATGTGTCTTTATGGTAGAGAAGCATACTCAATGGGCACATTACCTGATGATGAAGAAGATATCAAAGACGATGATAACTATGTTCCTACTTTAGCATTTCATAGTGGAGAGAAAGGTGGATTTGGTTGCTGGTTTGTAGAAACAGATGGCGAACCATTTGACAAATATAAATTCACATATGGTATTGTCGAAACTGATATGGGTGAGTTTATTGATACTGTATGGTATGATAAAAAAGAATTAGAAACAGACTATGATTACAACGATAGTACGGGCAAAGGTTATTATGCTGGTGTAGGTTATATGAACACTAAATGGCATGATCTCGGAGAGAAGTACACAGAAGGCGCTGAATACCTTAAGCAGTATTGGGAAGAGTTTGATGATGAAGTATTAGAAGCAAAGAAAGAAGCATCGACTACAGTAGCATTGAACATTTCAGCAGAAGAAATCGTAGGGGAAGTAGGTACGATTGAAAACCCAGGAGAAGTCGATCTCTCAATAGAACCTAGAACTGAACCACCTGTTGTTAGTCAAGCAGAAGCAGAATCATACAAAGATTTACAAGATCAACTAACAAATCTAAATGCTGACGGTAACTCAGGCATAGGAGAAGACGGCGAAGAACTAAATGGCTAGATGTCGCCCGGAAGACTGTAATTTAGACACAGACAACTTAACTATAATTTGGTACCACAATTATTCAGGTGGTAAATTTATGGCTAATTGTTTAAGTCTTTCCGATCATGGCTTGTTCGGTCATAAAGAAATGACAGAAGCACAACTCAAAGGAGAGTTCTCTCCAGATGACAAACTGAATTATCTTTTAGGACAACTATCTGAAATAGAGAAAGGAGTCTATTGGACTGATCTTAATATTACAGACAATAAATTTTTTGGTTTTGATAAAAAAGATTATATTGACCCTTGGAGAGGTATTACATATTTTGATTATGTTAAAGATGTATCCTATGGAGACCATAAATTTTTTATAGCATCACATTTTAATCCAGAGGTTATTGAGATTAAAAAGATTTGGAAGAATGCTAATATTATATTGTTTACTAATCCACATGACTATGTAGAAAAACGAGCAAAGAACGATCCGCAAATTAGAATCTTCTATGATCGACTAGAGTATTATGAAGAAAATTTAGCAGAGATGAGAACACTATCCAATGTTGTTTACGATTTTGATGTAAGAAAGTATGAATCTGAGACAGAAACTTTAGATGCCATTAAAGAAATGTATGATATACTAGGCATCAAAGGATATGATAGAGAAAAACTTGCTATATATTACAATCATTGGTATAATAAAATAGAAGAAATTAAATTGTAATTGTAGAATCAACAGACATCTCCATTTGTTTGTTTTCTTCTCTTATCTTCTTTTTCCTTATTCTACTGCAATTTGCACAGATAGTCAATATGTTTTCTTTTGATTTGTTTGCTGGATTCAAGTCTCTGTAAGCAATATCTAATTGAATCAAATCTTCAGGAACAAACCCACACTCAATACACATAGTATTCTTCTTTGGTATCTTCTTATTATATAATGCTTTAGCACAATCTACACAATATTTGTGCCATTTCTGAAACCCATGTTTACTTTTGCCGTTCGGTTTAACATAAGATATATTGCAACTAGTGCATTTTGGTCTGGGTGGCTGTCTTGTAAGCATACTTTTATTTATTAAAAAGTTCTGTAGGGTTCTTTTTTATGAGATAAATTTTATTATATCAGCATAAATACATCATATAACTAATGGAATCAACACATGGCCGCAGATAAATTTAATTCATTAACAGGGTATTCAGCTGGGTTACCACCAATAGACATAGTAGCCGCTAACGGAAATATAGTTACTAATCATAATTTTCCATCCGGCAATGTAACATCTAATACAGTAAGAGCAAATTTTTACTTTTATGCGAATGGTGAACCATTCTCAAGTAATGCGGCTGGAGCAAACACTCAAATACAATTCAATGGGGGAGTGTCCAACAATTTTGCGGCAAGTGCATCACTTACATTTGATGATGCTAATTTAATGTTATCAACACGAAACTTTACTGTAGGGGGAAATACTGCATTAGGTGATGTTACCAGTGTCGCTATAACAGGTGGAACAAACGGCTATGTCTTACAAACAGACGGAGCAGGAGCTTTATCTTGGACAGCACAATCAGGTGGCGGTGGCGGTGGCAATGGAACGCCAGGCGGAGCAAATACTCAAGTTCAGTTTAATAATGCAGGAGCCTTTGCTGGTGACGCAGGATTTATATATAATAATGCTACTGATCTACTAACTGTTACTCATATAGGTGGAGAAGGTGGTAACATATCCAATGTTACATATGCAAACATCACAGGTATAGGAAACATCTCTGTAGTCGATCTTACAGGTGCAACTGATACTGTTTTATATGGTAACGGAGTATTCGCAGATATATCAGCAGGAGCAAGTGCAAACTTTGCTAACTTTGCAGGTAACATTACACTAGCCGCTCAACCAAACATCACATCTGTTGGAACACTAACTACTCTACAAATAGGAGCTGGTGGATTATCAGTCACAGGAAACATCGGTGCAAGTAACATAGCAGTAACAGAAACTTCTACATTTACTGGCCCAGTAGTAATCAGTACTCTTGGTAATCTTACAATGGCAGGTAATGCAAACTTGCAGAACTCTCCTAACATTCAACTTCCAGTTGCAAACTTACATATTGACGGTGGATTAAACGGATATGTGTTAGCAACTAATGGCTCAGGCAATCTTTCATGGACTGTACAGTCAGGTGGAGGGGGTGGTGGAACACCCGGCGGTGCAAATACACAGATGCAGTTCAATGACTCTGGAGCATTCGGTGGAGATGCAAACGTAGTTTACAACAAAGCAACTAATGTTATGACAATGGCAGGCACATTTGTTGCTAACAATATAA